CAGTCCAGAAACGATGCTCCTCAAAGAAAAATGCCCGTTGTAGTATTCACAAAGAATCATGAAAGGGATTACATAACACTTGAGTTTGAAGATTTTTTAAACATCATTAAAGAATTGGAGGATTTGAGGAAAAAAAGTATATAAAAAAATTTCTTTAACTTTACCATTTACCATGAATGGACTTTACAATGATTGTCAAGGAATTAGAAGTGTATATTGAAAATATAGGCAAACATTATAGAGTTCCGGCATTAGAGGATTATAGGCAAGAAGTTCTTTTAATATTATTCGAGAAAGGAAAAGATTTTATTTTAGAGCTAAATGCTGATAATAAACTTAAAAATTACGTTTATAAAATATGCGTATTGCTTCTTTATTCAAAAGAGGGTGCTTATTACAAAAAATATATTCAGCATAAAAACATAAGATCTGATTTAACAGGAATCGAAAAAACAGAAATTATAAGTTTTAAGGAGGAGAGATTAAGTGATTTGCTTGAATCATTAAAAGGAATGGATAAACAATTACTTGAACAATTATTAGTATGTAGAGGCAATAAATATTCATTTTCAAAAAAAGCTAATATTAGTTATTCGACAATAAATATGATGTTAGATAATTTGGCAGAAAGAATAAAAAAAAATTGGGAGTTAACAGATTTTTATGAATGACATTAAAATTATAATATTAATTATTACCTTTACAAGTACATGGGTAGATTATATTTTACCAATGCTAAAAGGAAAATTATTTTATAAACCTTTTAATTGTACTTTCTGCTTATCTTTTTGGATAAGCATTTTGTTTGTTTGTTTAGCTCAGGGGTGGTGGTTTGTTCTTGCCACCCCTTTGTTTGTTAGAATCATTGAAAGACGTTTATTATGACAGTAAAAGATTGTATAAAATTTTATAACGAAACGAAGTGTATTCATAGAAAATACCATTTGAATTGGATAAAAGAGAACTTAAATCCGATATTAAAAACAATAGATCCTAAATTAAATATTAATTGGGCTTGTCAAATGTGTGCGAAAAATTATATGAATATGCTTATAAGATGGCAAGAGATTGAAAACACAAAGAAACCCAAAAAAAGAAAACCTAAAAATGCCCCAAAAAAAACAAACAAAAATTAATTATGGTTATTATATTGATGATTATGGTTTATATTATAAGAGTACAATGGCTGGGGAGTTGTACCAAGAATTTGATATTAACGGAGTGTGTGAGATTTCCGAAAGCATCGGAGTTGATATACTCTACTTATGCTATATAGATGAAGACGATAAAAACGAAGATTAAAGACATTAAAACGAATCCTAATAACCCGAGAAACATAAAAGGGGAAAAGTTTAAAAAATTGGTTGAATCAATAAAGGAACTTCCAGAAATGTTAGAACTCAGACCCATTGTAGTAAACGAGGACATGGTTGTTTTGGGTGGGAACATGAGATTAAAAGCTTGTCAGAAAGCCGGATTAAAAGAAGTTCCGATAATCAAAGCAAGTGATCTAACTCCAGAACAACAACAAGAATTTATTATTAAAGACAACGTTGGATTTGGCGAGTGGGATTGGGATATGTTGGCAAATGAATGGGATGCAGAGAAGCTAACAGAGTGGGGATTAGATGTACCTATTTTAGATGAAAAATTAGAAATTGAGGAGCAAGAAATTGAGTTTAGCGAGTACATGGATGAATCACATAACTATGTTGTTTTATTATTTGATAATGACATAGACTGGCTATCAGCACAAACTCATTTCGAATTAAAAAGCGTATATTCAAAAAGACAGAATGGCAAACCATGGAGCAAAGGAATTGGTAGAGTAATTAACGGTGCTGATTATCTAAAAAAGTTAAAAGATGAATAATATCTACATACCATCTTATAATAGACACGACAAAGTTAGAACATACGAATATTTAGGATGCGGACATATTGTAGTACCTGAAAGTCAGGAGAAAGATTACAAAAAAAGATATGGAAATGCAGTTGTTAGTATCCCAGACAAAAGGGATGGATCAGTAGCAAAAAAAAGAAACGCAGTACTTGATTTAATAAAAGAAAATGAAGCAGATGGCTACGGCTGGGTATGTGATGATGATTTTATTCATTTAGTAAGAAAAAAAGAAAACATTAAATTGTCTGGAGAGGAGTGCTTAGAACATTTTGAACGAATCTATATCATGGCAAAAGATATGGGTGCTAACTATGGTGGCTTTGATTATTCAGCGGACAATATTAAATTAAAAGATTTTCAGCCATTTTCATTAACAAAAGGAGTTTTTCAAGTAGCATTAATTAATGTTAACGATAATATTAGATATGATGAAAGACTAAGAATTAATGAAGACGTTGAATTTTGGGTGCAGAAAATGAATAATAACAGACGAATGATTAGGGATAACCAATACTGCATTAGGTGCTTTGGAGAGGACGGGGGAAATAATAGTACAATAGGTTATGATAAAAAAGAACAAAGACATTATGCTACCATGATAAATAATAAATGGGGATATAAAGCAATGATCTGGAACAGAACAAGATTTGAATTTAAAATACCAATAAAGGGAGCATGAAAATATTTGCACCAAGCTACAAAAGAAGTGACGGACTTAAAACTCATAAATTAATACCAGACATAATTTATTGCGTTGCTGAATTTGAAGCAGACAAATACAAACAAAAAGGAGTTAACGTTGAAATTATTCCAAATGAAGTACAAGGAAATATTTCGAGAGTAAGGAATTACATATTAAAAAATTTTATTAAAGATAAAGGTGTTATAATAGACGATGATATTGAGGCATTTAAAAGATGGACGATAGTAAATGATAAACCTAAAGCAGTTAATTTAGATAACATAGAGGAGTTTATAGAATTTGGCTTTAATCATTGTAAAGAATTTGGTGCGAGATTATGGGGTTTGAATATAATTGGCGACAAAGGATCATACAGAGAATACAGTCCATTTAGTTTAACAAATCCGATTAGTGGCGCATTTATGGGATTTATAGACAATGAGCTTAGATTTGATGAAAGAATACCATTAAAAGAGGATTACGATTACTCAATTCAGAACTTAAATACATACAGAAAACTATTAAGATTCAACCATACATTCATGGTTAAAAGAGATCATGGCAATAAAGGAGGATGTGCAGACTATCGAACATTGAACAGAGAAGTTGAACAATTACAAATATTACAGAATAAATGGGGGAAAGGCATTGTTAAAAATGATACTACGCAAAGAGGTAAAAAGAAAAAAACTTTTGACATAAACCCTATATTGAAAATACCTATAAAGGGGATTTAAAGCAACTTTATTAAAAAAAATAAGTATATTATTATCATGAGTAAACCTACAAAATCGGACATATTAAAAAAGAAGTTAGTTGAATCTCTGGAAAAATCTTTAGGAGTGGTAACTACTGCTTGTAAACAAACGGGAGTTAATAGATCAACATTTTATGATTGGTATAATAAGGATGAGGAGTTTAAAAAAGAAGTTGATAGTATTGGAGATATAGCTTTAGACTTTGCTGAAAGTCAGTTACATAAGCAGATTAAAGATGGTAATTCTACTGCTACAATATTCTATTTAAAGACCAAAGGAAAGAGGAGAGGTTACGTAGAAAGACAAGAGATAACGGGAGCTGATGGGAGTCCTACTTCATTTAAAATTGAGATCATTGACACAAACGAAACTCCAAACGAATAAGGTTTTTAAACATCTTCTTAATTCTGATAAAAAGATAATCATTGAACAGGGGGGTGCGAGATCCGGAAAGACTTATAACATTCTTTTATGGATCATTTGTGTTTATTGCAGTCAAAATTCTGGAAAGGTCATAACGATATGTCGGAAAACTTTCCCAGCTATTAGGGCAACGGTAATGCGGGATTTTATCGACATCCTGAGAACCAATAATATATATGATCCGGAATACCATAATAAATCGAGCAGTGAGTATTGGCTTTATGATAATTTAGTCGAGTTCATCAGCTTGGATCAAGCACAGAAGGTCAGAGGTCGAAAGAGGGACTTACTATTCATTAACGAAGCTAACGAATTATCTTATGAAGATTGGCAACAGTTAATATTCAGAACAACAGGCAGAATAATAATTGACTATAATCCGGCAGACGAATATCATTGGATATATGAGAAAGTAATACCAAGGAAAGATGCGGAGTTCCATCGTACTACTTTTTATGATAATCCATTTTTAGAGCAGAGCATTAAAGATGAAATATTAAGATTAAAGGAACTTGATAAAAACTATTGGCGAGTCTATGGATTAGGGTTACAGGGATCGAGTGAAGATAATGTGTTTAATAACTTTAAGATGATTGACGATATTCCGGAAAAAGCTAAACTTATATCATTTGGCTTAGACTTTGGTTATTCTATTGACCCTACGGCAGTTGTGGGTGTTTATAAGCATGATGATAGTTTATATTTAAAAGAGATTATGTACGAGAAAGGGTTAACGAATCAAGATGTAGCAGAGAAGTTAAAACCTATTATTGAAAGATCGGAAGTAATTTGCGACTCAGCTGAACCAAAAAGCATTGAGGAGCTTTATCGTATGGGAATCAATAGTAAACCGGCAACGAAAGGTCGGGATTCAATCCAGAATGGAATTGATATATTAAAAAGGCATAAAATATACATTGAAAATTCATCATTAAATTTAATAAAAGAGTTCAAAAATTATAAATGGCAAGTGGATAAAAACGGCAAAAAACTTAATATTCCTGTCGATAAATTCAATCATTTAATCGATTCTTTGCGTTACGTTGCATTGATCCATTTAAAAGAGAACAAAAGAGGCTGGTACTCAATACGTTAGAGTTTTATATTGAAGGGGTGCTTAAGTTATACTTAACTATACTCAACTATTAAGAGTAGAGGAGAAAAGAAAAGAAAAGAAAAGAAAAGAGTTTTTAAGATTTTTTTTTATCTTTAAGTAAACAATAAAAACAAATAAAATGGCAAAGAAAGAAATTAAAACAATTTATGTTCATGAGATTGTAACAATCTGGAGTGAAAATGGAGAGATATATTTACAGACAGACACACATGATTTAATCGTAATTAATGGAGATAATTTTTTCAATGAGATACCTCACTTAATGACATTATCTTTAAAGGAAAGAAGAAAGCAAGAGGAGTTAACTGTTGAATCAATAGAATCCGGATTAAAAGAAATGAAAAAAAAATTAATTGAAGATAATTAGCTTAATAATATTAGTCTTAATATCTGGATGCTCTAAATACCAAGTGGTTTCAGAAGTAAGAGTAAATATGTATCATTTACATAACCCAAGAACTAAAGAAATTGAGATCATAATTACTAAAGACAGTTTAATTATAGGAAAATTATACAGATTAAATTCTATTAATCAGATAGAAATAAAATAATTCAAAAATAATTGAATAAAAGTGTAACTTTTTATCTATAAAATCCGTATAATAAGTATAGAGAGATTAATAAAAGAATATTAGTCAAGGAATCCGACCTACTGAGAAACCAGCAATTAAAGAAATCAAAATTTTAATCTCTTTTTCAAAAATGATAGAAAGATTAGGTATAAAATTCCCTTGAGGTTTAAAACTCCTAACTAAATTTTTATCCTCCCAGACGTGGGGGGATTTTTTTTGTTTATAATAAAAAAAAGTGCCTAAATAGTGTCATGAACTTTTTTGGACTTTTTTGAACTTTTTTGTACCTATAAAAAAATAAAGTTACCTTCATTATGTTAATTCTCAAATATTTCACATATACTATAATATGGAAGTTACTATACCTACGTCATGGAATGATATTACAATTGAAATGTATATCAAATTAAAACCTGTATTGGAAACAGAGCAAGAACCGGTTACCAAGATCATAAACACTTTATGTATTCTTACGGATAAAAAAAGAGAGGATGTCGAAAATATTACACTTCCGGATTATAAGCTATTGCTTAAAAAAATGTCTTTCTTGAATACTGAGCTACCTAAAGAAATAAAGAAAAAAAGAATTAAGCTTAACAATCAATGGTACGAGTGGAAGTGGGATGCTAAGAACATGTTATTTGGTGAATATATTTCTATTATGGAAATCATGCAGAAAGCAAGTGAAAATGATGCTATATTATTTGATAATCTTCACAAGATACTGACTGTAATATTTAGACCGATAGACAAAAAATATGGTTTATTATGGAAATCAAAAAAAATGAATGGCAAAGTAATAAGAGAAACTGCAGATAATATTCTCAAAAATATGAGTATTGCAGATGCTTATCCTATTGCTGTTTTTTTTTGCAATCGTTATCCAGACTTAATGCAAACTATAAAAACTTCTTTGACGGAGGAAGCAGAGAAGATAGTGACGGAAGTAAAAAAGGAGTTGAAAACGGAGACGGATTTGCAGACAGTTGGGGATGGTGGTCGCTTGTAGATGCTTTGACAAATTCAAGGGTTGACAAGTGGGATCAAATTTTAGAATGGGAAGTCATAAAGGCTTTAAATGTTTGTTGTTATTATAAGGATAAACAAAGAATGGAGGATCAACAACATAGAGATATGATGCAAAAGGCAAAACATGGCAGGTAATAATTTAGCACAGAATTTAAATATAGGAGCAGATAATAATTTTGTTAATGTTAATGAAATTGTTGCAGATCCTAAGTCTTTAGGGGATGTAATGAATAACCTTGCTATTAGAATTATTGACAAAACATTACAGGAAATTGATGCCGAAGGATTACAGGAAAGCACTTTGAGACATAAAGTAAGTATGCCGGTTGAGTTGTTTGGAGATACGTTTACTGCTACTCTTTATATGGCTGATTATTATGATTTTATCAACCAAGGGGTAAAGGGAGTTGGTGGATTCAAAAATGTATATGAAACAGTTACAAGTAAAAATGGGAATAAGTATAAAAGAATAAAAAGAGATTCTCAAGGAAATCCGGAACAAATAGCATGGGTAGTAAAAGCAACAGGATCTAAATATTTTTACAAGGATAAAAAACCACCTTTATTATTTGAGTGGGCTTATTTAAAAAGATTTAACCCTTTTGTATTAAGGGAAATTATTTATCATTCAGGAATAACACCTAAATATTATTTTGACAGGGTTCTGGAGTCTGTTAATAATGGAGAGATTAAAAGGAGGTTTGTAATGGAGCTGAACAAAGCCGGAGGACAGGCGATAGTAAAAGGAATGAAAGACTTATTTAAAAAAAGATAAAATGGCAATTACAGGAGTAACATACGAACCTCAAGATTATAGAACGGTTTACAATCCTATTGAATACGTTGCAACAAGTAATGCAACAGCAAACAATAGGTTTAAATACTTATTTGATATTTATGATGGTGTTTCACAAATAGCACGTTTAAAAGTACCAGCCGATCCTGATGGATATGGCAGAAGCGATATACATGGAATATGTGAAAGTTATCTTACTAAAGATTTGGGTACTATTAACACTACTACTACTGCTGATGCTTTTACAGATAATCCTAATAGCTATAAAGAATTTACAGTTAAAATAGGAGAGGAATACGATGTTGCTGGGGTATTAACACAATATGCAGATCAACAAACAAAAACAGTAATTACATATAATGGATGTTTACCTAATTATAGAGGTGGTGATTTAAACTTTGTAGATTATCAGGCAACGGATTATTTTGAAAACTTTACAGTAAATACGACAGACAGGAAATGGCTAACAAATGCACCTAAAGGTTCAGGAGCAAATAAGTCAGACAATCAAAGTGTAGAATTAACTGATGAAGGCTGGATATACTTTTTATACGATCATGGCTCTAATCCTGTTGATAAATTTCAATGTATTACATACGATAGCTCGGGAAGTGTTATTGCTACTTTTGATATTGATAATAAAGTAACTCCATTAACGGATGTAAAGATGCTTAAAATTCCTTCAGCTCCTAACTCAATAAATAATATTGATAATTCAGAATTTTCAGTTGGTACTCAGCCAGTAATTACAAATAGCGTAACGTCATATAAAATATTTTTATTAGATCCCCCAAGCGTAGTAAGTGAGGAAATTTACTTTAACGTAGATTCAGAATGTAGGTACGAAGTTAGAAGATTAGAATTTTTAAATGCATTGGGTGGCTTCGATTGTTTCAATTTTACGAAGGTTAGCAGAATTAGTGAAAAGGTTGAAAGGAAATTTTATAAGCAGAACCCAGATAATATGACAAGCGGAGTTATTACTTATGCTCAAAGTGATAAAGAAAAAACTCAATATTATACTAAGGGAACACCAAAAATGAAATTAACAAGTGATTGGGTAGATGCTGACACTTTTAATTGGTTAGTAGAATTAATAGAAAGTCCGGAGATTTATTTATACGAAAATGGGCAGAGAATAGCAGTACAGAATATTAAAGGTGATTGGGAACAGAAAGTTACGGTTGTCGATACAGTATTTAATTTAGAGATTAACTTAGAGTTTAGTGTTGATAATTATAGACAAAGATTTTGATTAAAGAGGAACTATATATTAGCTATATATCAAAACAGATATATATAACAGGAACTACTACAAGCGATACAACGGATAAGCTTATAGATAGTGGTGCTTTATTTATTACAGGAACAACACCAATAAGTGAGAATGATCTTGTATTTAATACTAATACTAATCTATCTGCTAAAGTTGTTAGCGTTGATAGTGATACACAATTAACACTAAGTGTGGATATATTTCCAACGGGTAGCTCACCGATTGGATATAAGATATATAAAAAGATTACAGAACGAGTTGAATTACTTAAAAGTTTAAGACCTAATATAACTTTTAATATTGCCGACATAGCGAAGCCAGATCAACGTAAAAGCGATTATTCTAAAACGATAACCCTACCCGGATCAAAGAAATTGAATCAAGTATTCGAAAACATCTTTGAAGTCAATATTGACCTACAAACTTTCAATCCTAATTTAAAAACTGATGTACTTTATTTAGTTGATGGTGAAATTAACCTGGATGGCTATCTACAATTAAAGCAAGTTGATATTTTAGATAATGACGATGTAATATATAAATGTACTATAATAGGGAGTACTGCTAATTTTATTAAAGCTTTAGATGATAAAGAAATTGATGATACTACAATGTTGTGGGGTAATTTAGATCATGATTATACTTTAGCAATACAACAAGCTTCATGGTCAGCAACTACGGGTTATGTATATCCGATGATTGATTACGGTTTTAGCAGTAATTTTTCTGGCATTCAATTTCATGTTAATCAATTATTTCCAGCAGTATATACAAAAGAATATATTGATAGAATGTTTGCCGCTGCTGGTTTTACATATACTTCTAATTTCTTTGATGATGATCCATTCGAAAAGCTTATAATACCTTTTAATTCAAAAGAGTTTAATTTATCTAAAACTGCAATCGAGCAAAGGTTATTTACATCTAATACGATTGAATATGTTTCACCTGCAAGTTCTACAACTAAAGTAATTAACCCTGCATCAACAAGTAATGTTTTACAATCTTCAGATTTTTCAGACGTAACGATGTCAGTTGAAACTGATCCTAATTTAGTATTTGATCCAGCAACAGGTATATATACTTGTAATGAAACAGGAACGTATGATTTTTATTTTGAAGTTGATCTTACGGGAACTTTCGAACCGTTAGAATATGGCACAGGATTACCACCTTCTGTTGATGTTGATTGTGTTTGTGCTATTATAGGTAATATACTTATTAGACATACAGATTCTGGAGGTACAGCGATTGGTGGCATTCTTAATTCTGGAGTAGTAGGAGTAGAAAAATTTAACATAACTTATACAGATACAATTCCAAATGGAACGCCATCTGTAACTACTTCAGGGGCTTCGTATTCAGATAATGATTATATAGAAACTACTGATAATTTTGGTTTATGGACTACAGGAGCAACAACACCTTATGGTAGATGTGATTATTCAACAACAGATCCACGAACAACATCATCGCAGCCAAATAGATACATTGTTCAAGTATCAAATTTATATGTTGAAGATACGGACAAAATAAAAATTGAACTTGTTGCTAATACATATACTATTCAAAATGAATTAAATGCTTTTTATTATAATGGTTCTTTTATATCATTTGCAACACAATTAAAGTTTAAATGGGATTTAGCAGTTTATTCAAATGCAAATGAAGGCTTTGAAGGAAATATAAGTTTGAATATTTCAGGCGGTGTTTTTAGAAATAGAGTTGTAAATAAATCTTATGCTGAAGGAAATACAATAGATATGTTTGGTGCTATTCCTAAAAAGGTTAAGCAAAAAGACTTTTTTATGTCACTTGTAAAGATGTTTAATTTATATATAGAGCCTGATAAGTCAAACGAAAAGCATTTATTTATAGAGCCAAGAGATGACTTTTATAACAATACTATTAAAGATTGGTCACAGAAATTAGATGTAAGTAAACAGCTTGAGTTTTTGCCGATGGGTGCTTTAGATAGTAAAGAATATTTATTTACCTACAAGCAAGATAAAGACTATTATAACGAATTATATAATGATACTTGGGGTGAAATTTACGGGCAAAGAAAACATGAAATAGATAATGACTTTTTAAATAAAGAATATAAAACAGAAATTATCTTTTCACCTACACCTTCAGTTGGTCAAAATTATCATGATAGGGTTATACCAGCGATTAAAAAATATGATACAAATAATGGTAATATAAGAACTGAAAGTAATATTAGAATCTTGTATTATGCTGGTTTAAAAAACTGTTTGTATAATTGGGAACATAGAAGCAGCTTAGTTGCCAATACTATAGAAAGTCAATATCCTTATGCTGGTCATTACTCTGATCCTTTTACACCTACAGTAGATATTAATTTTGGATTGACAAAAGAAATTTATTACGATGATACTTTCTATGATATTATCTGGAGTGATAATAATTTATATAATACTTATTATAAAACATTTATAGAAGAAATTACAGACGTAAATTCAAAGATTGTTAAAGGTTGGTTTTATTTACGACCTTCAGATATTAGAAATTTATCTTTTAAAAATTATTACTTTTTTGATGGTGCGTATTTTAGACTAAACAAAATAGAAAACTATAATCCGGATAACCCTGTAACAAAGTGCGAGTTTCTAAAAATTAAAGATGCTGATCCATTTACACCAAGCACAACAACGGCAACAGGCGGAAGCGATGAAAAAATGGGAAGTGAATTTGTACCATTATTAAAAAGAGGTGAACAGCGTTTAATTGATAGCAATTTTGTAAGTGATAGGAATATAGAAGTTAAAGGACAAAACAATTATATTGATCCATCATGCAGAAATGTTGATATTAACGGTGATAATAATTTTGTATTTGCTAACTCAGATAACGTATTAATTCAAGGTAATGGAAACTCAATAGAAGGTGCAAGTGATGTATCATTAATTAACACAAATGATATTCAAGTTGTAAATTCTGGAGTTACTTATATTAATGGTGAGATACGGGGTGCTGGTAGTATTGTTATAATAACATCATCAACGGCAGCGGATGAAAGTATAGTTACTTATGAAGCAGATACTTCAGGTGGTTCGATATTAGTAACACTACCATCCTCGCCAACCATTGGCAAAATATGGAATTTTAAAAAGACTGTAGCAGCTAATACTTTACAATTAAGAACTGCTGGTAGTGAAACAATAGACGGTGCTGCAACTTTAAATATTACAGGACTGAATCATTCATACACCGTACAGTATGACGGTACAAATTATATAATAATATGACTTATTTTCCAGACATATATAGTGGTGTTGAAAGTATATCAGTAAATACTATTTTAATGATAATTGATAATAAACAAATGACTAATTACGGTGGTCTAAATATAAAAGGAGATATAATAATAAAAGGAACTTTAATATTAAAATAATGGGAAAATTAATAATAACAACAGAGAATGGCAGTACGTTAGGCAATCCAGCAAGTAATGAGTTTTATATCTTTTTGGATAGCAATAACTCAAATGCTTTAACAACTCGCGACAGCTCAGGAACGGATATAACTTATACGGGTGGGTTAACATACACAAAGGCAGAAGTATTAATAACAAGCGGTTCTATTAATGGCAGTAATTCAGATGTAGCAGTACCAAGCTTAACATACACTATACCAGCAAATGGTGATTATGTTATATATGCTATGATTTCAGTAGACATAGACAATTCAGATATGAAGCCTATGGGATTAATGATATTTAAAAACGGAGTAAAAGAAGATTATTCTGAAACTATGGATTTTGCAAAGAAAAATGAAAATCAAAGTATTCAATTAACTTATGCTATGGATAGTCTTGTAACTAATGATGTTATAGCTATCTATGTTAATAATGATAATGAAGATATTACTACGATACATCATGGTAGAATGTTAATACAAAAATGGGATTAATGGTAGATTGCTTAAAGTGTATTAGTTCAGCTTGTTGCAGATTAAAAATAGAAGTAGATATTAAGGAATACAATAGATTAATTGAAGTAGGTATTAAAGATAAAATGATAACTTATACGGATATATTTTTAAAGCAAAATGTAAAGTATAAAAATAAGCGTAAAGAATTAGATGAAATGCACAAAGATATATTTGCAAAAGTTATAAAAGATGATAATGGTAATTGTATATTATTGGATAGTAAAATGGAATGCAGTATATATAATAATAGACCTAAAGTTTGTAAAGATTATAAACATAGTAGGTGCAAAAATATAAGAGATTAAAAAAAGTAGATCATGGCAGAAAGAGTTGCGTTACAAATAGATGTTGATGCCGGCAGAAGCGGTCAAACCCTTGGAAAAATAGAGAAAGACATTTCCGGTATTAATAAAGAAATGACCGATTTGACAGAAATCAACCAAGAGTTTAAATTAGAATTAATTGAACTTGAAAGAAGATTTAAGAAAATCCCAAAAACTGCTTTACAGGCAAGAAAACAAATTGGCGATCAAATGGATCACCTGAAAGCATCAATTAAGGATAACAATCATGCTTTAGAGAATTTCAGATTAAAGAAAAAACAACTCAGCAACATGAAGCGTGACATGAAGGCAATGAGCAATGAGTTTGTTGAATCTACTGAAACCGTACTCGGATTTGGTGCATCATTAGGGGAAGCAGCTGCCGGTTTTATGTTATTAACAGGAGCATCTGAGGAAGACACAGAACAATTAGAAAAAGCGATTGGAGTGGCATTAACATTTGAGGGTGTTGCTAAAAGCGTTTCCGGAGCAATGAAAATCTGGAATCAAAATTTAAAAGAAACTGCTATTGGTCAAAAGATCGTTACGGCTGGTCAATGGTTATGGACTACTGCTGTTGGGGCTACTTCTGGAGCATTGAAATTGTTTAGGATTGCTTTAATGGCAACAGGAATCGGAGCTATTATTATTGGCGTTGTGGCTTTAGTGATGAACTTCGGAAAACTTGTTACATGGGTTAAAAACATCACAAGTGGAATGGGTGCTTTTGGTAAGGGTGTTAAAAAGGTTATTGACTTTGCTTTAGCACCTTTAATGTGGGTTATTGATGCGATAAAATGGGGACTTCAAGAATTAGGAATTTTAGAAAGTGAGGAGGAAAAAGCGAAGCGTGAACGTGCCGAAGCAGAAGCAAAAAGAACTAAAGCAAAATTAGAATCAATAGCAAACCAAATTAAAGAACTTGAAAAACTTGCAAAGCGTGAAAAGGAAATATCTGATTTAAAAATTAAAGGTTTAGACAATGAAATTAAAATACAAAAATCATTAGGAAAAGAAACTATTGAACTTGAACGGCAAAAATTAAAAGTATTAGTCGAAAGTGCAAAAGAACAAGATGAACTTACAAGGGAACGCATAAGATTAAAACAATTAGAATTAAGTATTCTTTATGATGAAATAAACGCTAATTTCAGACTAATGGGCTTGTCTAAAGAAAGGATGGATGCGCTTTTAAAATCACAAGAAGATACATTTAATAAATTAGATTTAGAGCTTAAAAAATCAACACAAAATATTAAAGATGCACAAACTAATTTATTAGTATTTGAAAATAAAATTGAAAAGGAAAGAGGAGAAAAAAGCAATAAAAGAAGCGAGAAAAAAAAGCAAGAGAGAGAGGAAAAATTAGAAAGAGATAAACAGGCATTGTTTGATCTGGAGGTTGCAAGAAAGGAAGCAGATGCAGAAGATATACTTGATGAAAAAAAGAAAGCAGAAGCATTAATTAATATTGAAAGATTCAAGCATGAAAAGGAATTAGAGAATAAAAAATTAACGGATGCTGAAAAGGAATTATTAGAATTTGAGTATCAACAAAGGATTGCAGATATTTCTCAGGAGTTTATAGATGCAGAGTTTGAAAGGGAACAGGCAGAAGCAGAGAGATTGGCAGAGTTACAAGATGAAAAAATCGAGAATGAGAAAGAAGCGAGAGAGAAAAAATTAGAAGCAGATAAAGAAGCAGCAGAGAAAAAGCTTGAGTTTGAAAAACAAGTACAAGATGAATCTTTTAATTTAGCTCTGGGTGGAATAGATGCTTTAATGCAATTAAATGATGCTTTTCAAGGTCAGACAGAAGCACAACAAAAGAAAGCATTTGAAAGGAATAAAAAGTTACAGATTGCACAAGCTTTGATTTCAGCAAGTCAGGGGGTTGTTAATATATTAGCGAATGCATCTACTATACCTGATCCATTTGGAACGGTTTACAAGGTAGGTCAATTAGGAATTTTAGCGGCAGTAACAACGGCTCAGATAGCGAAAATAAGTCAACAACAATTTTCTGGAGGTGGATCAGCCTCAGCACCTAATATTTCAGGAGGTGGAGGAACGGGAGCACCTAAAATAGCACCCGTAACAAATACATCTACTTTAGTTCCACAAGAACCACAACAAGTATATGTAACGGAAACCGATATAAGTAATACACAAAACAAAGTGGCTGTGATTGAAACACAGGCTACAATAAAATAAAAATTATGGAACTATTAGAATTAGTAATAAATGAGGAGGACGAATCTGGCGTTGATTTTATCGCTTTAGTAGATGCTCCGGCAGTTGAGAAGCTTTGGATGGCTTTCAATAAACAAAAAGAAGTGGATTTACAATTTAAAATTCAGGATGCGGACAAGAGAATTGTTTCCGGTTTTTTCATGATTGCTGACTTACCTATTGTAAGATCTAACGATCAGGGCGAAAAATTTTATGTTGTCTTTAAAAAAGATACTATTAATAAAATTGTAAATAAATTTTTTAAGCATGGTTATTCAAATAATATAAATATCATGCATAATAAAAATGATGAAGCGGAAGGGGTTTACGTTATTGAAAGTTTGATTATTGACAAGGAAAGAGGTATTAATACTCCACAGGGATTTGACGAAGTTCCGGATGGCTCATGGTGGGGATCTATGAGAGTTGAAAATGACGAATTGTGGAAACAAATTAAAGCCGGAGTTTTTAACGGTTTTAGTGTAGAGGGACTTTTTGGTCAAGATAACGGAAGGGAATTAAAAGAAAAAATTATTACAAGAATCAGGGATGTAATTAAAAATTATAAGAATAAATAAATATTTTTTTTAAAAAGTTATTTTTTTCACATATATATAGTAAAGACTTTAAAGTTATGAATGAAGCAAGACAATTATTTCAAGATATTAGAAATATTTTTAAAACTGAAGGTGTGGACGTTGAAGTCCCAACAGTAGAAAATAAAGAAGTAACAGAAAATCCGGAAACAGTAGTAACTGAGGAAAAGGAAACAGAAGTTACAGAAACCCCAAAAACAGAAAAATTTGAAGACGTTGTGCTTGAAGATGGTACGGTTGCTCAAATTGAGCCGGACGTTACTCTTGGTGCTGCAATGGTAGTAATGATTGAAGATGAACTTGTACCAGCTCCAGACGGAGATTGGACTTTAGCAGACGGAAGGGTTGTTACGACTGAGGGCGGTGTTATTGTGGCGATTACTGAGCCTGAATTAGAGGAGGATGAGGCGGTGCCATCTGAAGACGAGGAATTGAAAAATGAACCTTTAACAGAGGATCAAAAAAAGGAAGCAAAGAAAATTATTGAATCTATTGTTACTGAAAAGCATTTTGGCAAAGCAGAGGACATAGATGGATTGAAAAAAGAAATTATTCAATTAAAAACTGCATTTACAAGCTTATTGGAATTGACCGAAAAATTAGTCAATCAACCAACAACAAATTCTGTTAAAAAACAAAAAAGTGGTTTCCAGAATTTAAAGAAAGATAAAAAAGCAGATATTATAGAAAGATTAAAAGCAAAAAATATTATTAACTAAATAAAAATTGAACTTATGAGTTTTGATGTAACAGGATTAACAAATTACGTAGACGAACAAGCAATGAAGCTTATCGTTGAAAGTGTTGCTGGTGGGCAATTATCAAAATACGCACAAATACAACCCGATGTAAAGGGACCGACAACCATTAACATTTTAGATACCGATGTGGTATTGCAAGACGATGGATGCTCGAGATCTGCAGATGGCACTACTACTTTATCTCAAAGAACTATAACTCCAAATGCTTTGGCAGTTCACGAAGATTTATGCATGAGCGACCTTGCTGCAAAGTACACACAAACAATGCTTAAACAAGGAGTAACAAACGAAAAAGAAGAGATTCCTTTTGCTGAGTTATATTTTGGTTTAAAGATTGCTAAAATTCAGAAACAAATTGAAATATTAGATTGGACGGGTACTGCTGGTGCTGGTTCTTATGCTGGTTTAATGGCACAACATACTGCTGTAGTAGATGTTACTTCACCAACGGCTGGTATTCAAACTGCTTCGATCATTATTGAATCGTTATCGTTTTTAGCTGAATCAATGGATGAGGATATTGCAGATGCAGATGATATTAAAATCTTCTTAGGAATGGATTTATTTTTAATGTATCAAAGAGCTATTGCTGATGGAAATTATTTTCATTATGTTGTTGATGGCGCACCCGGAAATGAACTACCATTAGTAGGTTTTCCGCAAGTTACAGTTGTTGGAACTGTAGGTCTTTCAGGATTAAACAGTGCGGTTGTTGGTGATCCTGTTGCTTATTTAACAAGAGCTTCAAACATTGTTATTGGTGTTGATTTACCAGACGAGGAAGCAAATGATTACAGAGCATGGTACGATCCAAATGATAGAATTTTTAAAACAACTTTTGCATTTAGACGTGGGATTAATTGGGCTTTTCCAGCGGAAGCGTGTAAATTAAAAATATCGTAAATAATAACTTTAGAGGGTATAATAGTCCTCTTTTTAAAACTATAAAAGCATGGCATGTGAATTAGCTACGGGTTTTGCAAGGGACTGCTCAGACAGTGTCGGTGGGATCGAAGAATTATACCTATTGTCGCGGGACACAATGACCGCTTATTCAATAGTAAATCATGAGGTAACTGCTATTACAGATGGCGGTGCAACATGGTACAAATATGAACTAAAAAAAGAAGTTGGAAGCGTTGTAGCAACTACTACGATTGATCCGGCAAACGGTACAAGATTTAGTGAGGGTGTAATTGCCTTTTCATTGAATAAGTTTAGTAATGCTAAAAGCAACGAACTTAGACTTATGGTTTTAGGTCGTTTGGCAGTTATTGTTAAGGACAACAACGGTGTGTATTGGGGCTTAGGTTTTCAATCATTTGCTGAAGGTCAATCTTTAGTAGCTAATACCGGTACTGCGTTTGGAGATCGTAACGGATATGACATAGAACTGATGGCAAAAGAGTCTGAAACTCCTTACCAAATTGATGCAACTGTCGTAGCTGGATTAACAATTAGCACTTAATTTCTACTTTATATTTTCTTTTATTGAGGGATGCTTTAAATAGTGTCCCTTTTTTTTTTAATAATTCAAAAATTTCACATATATTAAACAAACCATAAAACGTAAAATTATGTTTAAAAAAGGCTTAAAAGGACAACAATGGTGTGGAAAAGGATTTAAAATAGTTATAAAAGACGAAAATAAAGGAATTTTAAAGAAATTAGGAGCTGACGTATTTGAACCAAAAAAAAAGAAAAAAAAGGAAAATGATAGTGCTGAATAAAAATGCAACGACAATTTTTGTAGCTACTCTTTGGGAAAAGACAACCCTTACGGGTACTTATTATTATCTCTTTCAATTTACATCAGCACAGACAAAGGTCGATTATTATACGGTTATTGCAGATATATCTACTAATATAGATCGTTATAATATGTTTTCTTTTATTGAGGGTGTGGATGATGCCATTAATGGAAAGTTGATTTTAGGAAAGGGAGGATATTATAGTTACAAAGCATTTGAGCAAGTATCAGCAACGAATTTAGATCCTACGGGATTAACGGAAGTTGAATCCGGAAAAATGAGGTTATTAGATTCAACAGAATTACCAGATTTTACTCAGCATTCAGTTTCACCAACAACAAACATAGTATATAACCCATCATGATATGAGTGTTAAATTAATTACATTAAATTTCAAAGGTTACGAATTGCCGATTTTCAAAGAATCCAGACGTGGCGATTGGTACGAATATGGAAGCGAAAGACCTTATAAAAATACGTATCCGGATTTCTTAACAAAGCTTTATAATGAATCGAGTAAACACGCAACGATAATCAATGCAAAGACTAATTTTATTGTGGGAAAGGGTTTTGCAATAAGCAGAGATGTTTCATTTAAGGAGAGGGCACAGATAGATGCTTTTTTAAGGACAACGAATGACATTGATAATATGACCGATTTATTGTATAAGATCGTAAAAGATAAAAAGGTTTACGGAGGATTTTGTATGCAAGTGATGGTCAATGCGAATAAAAAAATTACTGCTTTAGAGCATATTAATTTCGGAAATGTCAGGAAAGCAATAGAGGACGAGGATAAATACTTTTATACAGATGATTGGAAAGCAAGGAGTCCAGAAAATAACGAGGATTTTACAGAGCTTAGATTATTTCCTTTTGATGAATCTATTAATACGACAACGAATTATATCATTTATTACAAAGAATATAGACCAGACTTACATATTTATCCTTTAGGGGATTACATTCCGGCAGTTCCGTATCTTGAAGCTGATGTTGAAATTGCAAATTTTACGCTTCAAAACATAAAAAATAATTTATCTGCTGGTTACATCATATCGTTTAACAACGGAGAACCAACAGAGGAGGAAATGCAGGTCATTGAAAGACGTTTCAAAGAATACGCTACGGGAAGTGATAATGCTGGTAAGCCTTTATTGAGTTTTACGGATCAAAATTCAGACCATCCGCAGATAATTCCAATACCAACGAATGGGCAAGATGATCGTTTCAATAGTTTAAATAAACAGATTAGAGAAGAAATTTATACTGCTCATGGAGTGACCTCACCAATGTTATTTGGGATAAAAGATAATACAGGACTTGGAAACAACGCAGATGAATTGAGAACGGCAGCGGAATTATATCAAAATTTATATATAGATCCGGAGCAAGATACGTTGAATGAGATTTTTAACGAATTAATTAATTTCAATGGATTGCCGAAAGTCTTAAAAATTGTTAAAATTGAACCGGTACAGAAAGCATTAAGTGAACAGACTATTGTTTCTGTAATGACTCAAGACGAGTTGCGCGAAAAAATAGGTTTAAAACCTTTAGAGGCAAGAGAGAGGGTTATGATGGATGACCAGACGGATGATTTTATTTTTGAAAAATTAAAAGATTCTGGGTATCGAGAAAGCGAGTTGGAAATCATCCAGACTTTCAATGAACCAATTACTTGCATGAAGGATGCGGAGGAGTTGGAAAATAAATTTTTAAATAATTATTCTTTTGCTATTGGGATGGTTTTAACAGAATCTGAAAAAAAGGTATTAGAAATTTTAAAAGCAGATCCTAAAATGCCGGTTACTGAAATTGGTAAAGCTTTAAATATGGATGTTGAAAGTGTTAATAAAACGATTCAATCTTTACAGGATGTCGGAGCATTAACAAAAGATTTCATTCCAACGGATGAAGCCATAAGTTCAATACAGATTCCAGACGAAAAGATATTTGTGGTTTATAAATATGCTTTATCGCCCAGATTGAGAGGAGAACCAATTTTATTAGATACCTCACGTGGCTTCTGCCGACAGATGATAGGATTAGGAAGGTTATATACTTTAGATCAATTAAAAATGCTTCACAACGACTTTAATTGGAGCGGATGGGATATTTTTACAAAACGTGGCGGATGGTACACAATACCAAGGGAAAGAAATGCAAGAGGTGAGGTTATTAACCCAGAGGAGGAGGTTTTACATAGACCGTTTTGTCGCCACATTTGGCAACAACAAGTGGTCAGAATAAAAAGATAAAATTATGGCAGTGTTATTTATTTCAGAAACATACGTTAAGAACAATACTCTAATTGACGAGAATGTTGATATGCGACTTATATTACCGTCAATACGTGACGCACAAGAATTGAGAATACATCCGATACTTGGCACACCGCTTTATGATGATTTAAAAGCAAAGATAACTGCCGGAACATTAAATGCTGATGAGATTGATTTACTTGACGGTTATGTTGCACCAAGCATGCTTCAATGGACTATGTATGAGTGTTCAGCATCAATGTTATTTAAATACAGAAATAAATCGGTAGCAACGAAAAGCTCTGAAAATAGTCAACCTATAAGTTTTCAGGATCTTCAATTTTTAAGGGATGAATGGAAAAATAAGGCAGAGGAAAGGGATAAAAGACTAATTAATTATTTAATAGATAATAGGAGTTTATTTGCTGCTTATTCTGAGTCGAGCGATGATCTAAACCCAAGGGTAACTGCTTATCAAACTAATTTTTATTTAGGCGGAGCTAAAAGTACGATGTGCTGGAGAGATGAATATAATTATTATAAAGATTGTTAATAGATGATTTTAACGTATAATCAAATTATAAAGGAGTTTAATGATTTTGCTGATGCTCATAGACAGATTGAAAGCTTTGGAAACGGCAACCTATGGGAAGCGGTTGAGCATAATCAATTAGCAGATTTTAATTACCCTTTGTTGTGGGTTGTGGATAGTCCGGCAACGTTAGGTGAAGGGGTTTTTACATGGAACTTTAGTATTTTAGCAATGTCAATAATTGAAAAGAATGAGAGTAATGAAAATGAAGTAAAAAGCGATATGGCTCAGGTGTTAATGGATATGATTGCTTATTTTGAGCAGAGAACGGCAACAACTAACAATGTTGATTGGTTAAAAGTTAATATTCAGAAATCCGGAACAATGACAAGTTTTACAGAGAGGTTTGAAGATGATCTTACGGGGTGGAGTTGTGGAGTATCATTTACGATGCCTTTTAATTATGATAATTGTGATAATCCGTTAATATAAAGATATGCCTACATTATATAATTTTGCAAAGAAAAAAGGAGTTTTTATGATACCTTCAGGAGGTACGAAAAGTCCTACACCTACACCACCTTCGTTTAGTAATACCAAATCTTTAGCATTTGATGGTGTTGACGATAGTGTTAATTGTGGCGCATCTACCTTGAGTGGAGAAACTGCCTTATCAATTTCAGCATGGATTTATCCAACCGCTTATGGTTCGGCTACAGCGGAAAGTTTTGTTAGTACAGATGCAGCTTCGCCAAGAGCATTTTATTTAGGTCTATTTAATGGCACTAATTTCAGATTTTCACTAAGTACAAATGGAACAGTTTTAACTTCTTTAGATACTGCTGCAGGTACAGTTACTTTAAATACTTGGCAACATATTTTAGTTACTTGGGATCAAGTTAACTTAAAGTTGTATAAAGACGGGGTTTTATTAAAAACTGTTGCAACGACTTATGCAAGTAATGGTACTTTTACAACAACAAATGACTTAGTAATAGGTGCGAGAAGATCACCATCAACAGGTGCTTTTCCAGGCAAAATAGATGAGATAGGAATTTGGAATGTAGCTTTAGACCAAATAGAAATAACAGAACTTCAT